ATATGCAGATGTTCAATACCCTGAATGGCGCTGTGGCGACAGATAGTATTGGGCTCACGTCACTAGGTCTAGCTACTCAGCCTAGGAACATGCGTATTGGTAAGATTCTAGGTTCACCTACTATCGGTAACTTGATTATCGATGACATTAAGTGGGTAACCGGATCTGCAACTCCTATTGGCGCGTACGTAGTACCCCCTACGGCTGACGCTGGTACTGACCAGGTAGGCGTTGAAGCATTCTCTACAGTAACGGTAACTGGAACAGATAATGATGATGACGGTACCGTCGTTACAAGAACTTGGCGGGTTATCTCCACTACAGGAGGCGCTGCTACGCCAACGTTATCGGGATCTGGAAATAGCCGTACGTTTACAGCACCCGGCACTCTTTCAGGCACCGATGTTTTACTTGGCTACAAAGTAACAGATAACGACGCACAGGACTCACCCGAGTCTACTGTGACTGTATCTGTATTCCCCGCTGCGGAACGCGCAATTATCGGTGGAGTACAAGTCCCTATGCAGATCAAGGCGATTCAGACACCATGACAGATATCCTTAATACATACAGATGGGTGCCGGAGGCAGATGCACTCATTTCAGATAAGCTTATTCGCGTATCTGAAATCATTAACGACTACGACCCAGGGCTATTTATTGCTCCTCTCCCTGACGACATGAGGGCGTCTAACCCCGGTAAATCGCATGCTTTAGTGCATGAGCAGGGGGACGGGCTTACATATGTAATCCGTCTCCTAGCCGAGGAGGAGATTGATGAGAGTCTTCTTGTTTGGCTATTCACTCATGACAATGAAAAAGCTAGTGTAATTGATCGTATTGACGCGATGGATGCAGCACAAAGAGCCTTGAAGTTGAAGGTTGCTATGGATGAACGTGAAGAAGCTAAGGAGATTGGTCAGACGATTCTGAACTCTCCTAAGCATACGTATAGGCATAACGGAAAGATATATAGGTGATCTGATGCCCATTGGACCGTTCACTAAGACGGCACAAAACATTATTGATCGTGTGAAGCGCCAGTTTGGTGACGAGTCTGGTGCTCAGGTGACCGATAGTGATATCATCTCCTGGATCAACTCTGGTCAACAGGAGATTAACCGACAGCAGCGTATCATTAAGAACACCGCTGTGACGCCTACCGTTATTGGTACGACTGCGTATACGTTCCCTACGCCGCGTATTATGAACATTGAAGTACTGCAGTACAACGGTAGGCCGTTAGACTACATGAGTTTTAATGAGGCTCAAGAGTACATCACAGTCAACGATCCTTTGAGGATCCAGACAGGCACTCCTGTGTACTGGTGGGAGTGGGGCGGGGAACTTACTCTCTATCCTACGCCAGATGCAGTTGGGGACCTTAAACTCTACTACGTTGAGTACCCTGCTGACATTACTCTAGTATCAGACACATTGACCATTCCTGATTCCTACTTTGATACGCTTCTGCAGTATTGCTTGCAACAGGCTTATGAGCAGGATGACGACTGGACTGGATCAGCCCAGAAAGCTCAGCAAGTTAAAGAATCGTTGGGTGTTCTGTCAGAAGATGCACAACGTTATGGTAGGCAGTATTACCCTACGATTACTGAGTTAGACGACGATTGGAGCGGCAACTATGCCGGCTGGTGGCCAGGATCTTAGGCTTGGTCCCTTTATCGGCGGGCTCAACACGTCGTCCGACCCGTCAGCTATTAAAGACACTGAGCTAGCAATCTGTGATAACTTCGATATTGACCAAGATGGCGCACTAACATGCCGTCCTCCTATTGTCTCGTTATTAGACGGCCCTGTAGCGGCGCAGAACCTCGATTTGTTAGGTTACTTCGTTGATGCAAATGGTGCAAACTGGCTTATTGGCAGCACTGACAACGCAGTCTATTACTTGGGATCTGGCGCTTGGGTACAAATTACCACCGGCTTTCGAGCACGGGCGATGGTGCAATACCTTAATAAAGCCTGGTTGGTCGCCGAACCTGGAAGCGCATCTAATGGTGGAAGCTGGGTACCTACAACCGTTGGAGCAGCAGGAACCTTTACTACAATAGCCTCTATGCCTAAGGGTGCTGCTGCTGGCATCTATAAAGAAAGGCTGTTTGTTGTTCCCGGTCAGCTTGCTACTACTAATGAGTCAAGGCTTACCTTCAGTAACGTTGCTGATCCTACTGTTTGGACAGGTTCAGATTTTATCGACATTGTGCCTGGCGATGGGCAAAAGTTACTTGACCTCTTCGTCGTCGGTAGCAATATGTACCTGTTCAAAAACGACTCCACATATGTGTACTCATACGATGCGTCACCCACAAAGGGTGTCGTAAACAACCTCTCGAAGGTAGTCGGTGTATCCGATAATCGTTGTGTCGTACAGTATGAAAACTACCTCATGGTACAGCATGAGGGTTTCGTATACGAACTAGTACAAGGTAACTACCAGAAACTTAACTACAAGGTAGACTTTACCCCCGACTTCGGGGCTGGGGTTAACTACTATAGAGCTACTTCCCTATCATTAGTAGGGGAACGGCTTATTGTACGATACTTTGACAAGACATATGTCTTCAACTTAAAGACTCGTACGTGGACTACATGGTCTGGTTCATTTAAGCCGAGCAACTGGATTCAGGAGCCTCAGGGCAGCACTGCCATTACGTTACGTAGGTACGTAGCTGGTGCAGCACAGCTTAACACAAGGAATACGTATGTGATTCAAGATGGTTTTGACGCTATCGCTAGCGAGTCATTTACGTGTACTATGACTACGCGCGTATTCGACTTCGATTCTCCTGGTCAGTTTAAGCGACTGTACTGGTGGGGGGTAGATGTTGTTACTACAGGTACAGTTACGGGTGTAGCGTCGCCTGTTATCTATACGTTCAACGTAACCTGGACTAGTCTGTCCACGCTTACCTGGGACGCAATGTCTATGTTTACCTGGGGACAGCCAGGCAATACTATTCCTATTGTGGTAGACTCTACTCCTACAGCTGGTTCTGTCAGTAGAAAATTTATTAAGTTCCTCAAGGCTCTTCGATTTAGAAGTATGTTCTTCACTGTCCAAATGAATACTACTGGCACGACATCAACAGCACCTGTTAAGCTATTCACAGTCAACCCGGTTCTTGGCCTCAAGCAGCGTACACCAAAGAAGGTCAACTAATGCGCTACACAGGTATGGCTACCGGTGGTGGCGGTTTTAATTCTTACGCAGTAGGTAATAAGGTCTATGGTAGTGGTAGATCTAATCCTACTATGGGACCGGTAGATAGGCTTGGGTATCGGGAACGGGATAGGAAAGAAGCCGCACGCCGCAACGCTATGTTAAAGAAGCTACGAGCAGGATTTGCTAAGAACTATGGCTCTCCTGCTTACCTAACCGACCCTGGACATGGAGCATAAATGCCTGGCGAAAACAGTGGTGGCGGTGCAGATGCTGGTTACACCCCACCGAAGCCCCGTCAAAACCCTGGTGGTAAAGTCCACCGTGCGCCTAAGCGTCGGCAGACTCAAGCGCCTAGGCGTAGTCCTTCTGTTGGTGCTATTTCTGGTGGTTCGCACGGCCAGAAAGTAGGACGCTCTAACCCTAAGCCTAAGGCCCGTTCTGGTGGTGGCGGTGGTGGTGGCGGCGGAGGCGGCGGTGGTTATGTCACCAGCAATGGCAGTGGCAATATGTCTATGGCTGCTCCCGTACCTGCTGCTCCTAGCATTGCCGACTTTCTTTCGGGTGACGACACCTACCAGAGTCAGAATGCTGCTCTCATTAAGGCTCTGGCTAACTACCGTAGCCAAATGGGTGAGCGCACTGACGAATATAACACTGACTACACGGCTCGGTTAGGTGACCTTAACCTAGCTGAGCAGCGTAATACTACAGATCAGCAGGATGACTACGCCGGTCGAGGTATGTTTATCTCTGGTCTGTATGGTAAAGCACGTGGTGATTTGGAGCAGGACTTCAACCGGCGTGAGGGGGACATGAACATGCAGAAGAATCAGTTTATGTCTGGCCTTAACCGTGACTTCCTAAACTTCAATGAAGAGAATAACCTCTCTCGCGAGAAGGCTAAGTCTGACGCATTGCAGCGTCGTTCCCTACAATACATGCTGTAGGTGAGATATGGTATTCGGCGATATCTGGGACATCGGTAAGAATGTAGCAAAGAAAGTAGCACCAAAGCAGACCGACCCGATGGCCTTCCTGAATAGCGCTATCCCCAGCAGCGATCAGCTTTATGCAGATGCACTGGCTCAAGTAGGAAACGCTTATCAGGCTCAGCTAGGCAATCTTAACGCGTCTGAGCGAGATGTTAAGAATCGTCAGAAATCGGGCGATGCTCAACTAGCTGCTATGTACGCAGCACTAGGTAAAGATATTGGCGCTAACCAGAAGAACATCACTGGTATGTACGGTAGTGCCAAGAACGCCACTAAGAAGGGTACAGCTAGTACCAAGGCTGCGATTAATAAGACCTACTCGGATACTAATGCTGAGCTAGGTGATTTGTTCGCACGTTTAGGTATTGAGGCAGCAGCACCAGACGCATTGGCTGGTTCAAATGCTGATCGCAATATGCTGTCTGGGCTTGTTGACTTTAGTGGCAACTCTGCAATGAATGCCATGAACCTCAACGAGAATGCTGCTAGTGACTTTAACAGGGCTCAGCAGAACATCGCCGGGCTTACTGGTAAGAACAAGCGTGCAGACCTACTGACACAATTGAATACTGCACTAGGCGATATTGGCCAGCAGCGAAACAGTGTGTACGGCCAGATGGCTGACTCTGTTTCTCAGCGTCAATACCAGCTAGAGCAGGACGCGCTACAGTCCCAAATGGCTAACCAAGAAATGATGTTCAAGCTATTTGGTGATGGCGGCTCTAAAGGCGGCATGACAGATCAGCAGCAATACCAGATGATGGGTCCGAATGAGCGGGGCCGCTATAAGGCTGCTCAGGTATTCGGTGAGAGTGTTGCACCGTATGCTATGGAGCTTATCACTGGTGTAGCGAACTACCAGAACAATGGTGTGTATCAGAACTTACCTCACTTCATTCGTTCTGTTATCGCCGAAAACCACAAGCAGCAGCAAGCTGGACAGCCGTCGCTTAGTGATGAAGATCTAGCTGATTTGGCATCGTACTTCTGGGATCAGGGTGGCACTGGAAAGACGCTTCCCAAAGATCCTAACATGATGTACTAGGAGATAGTGTGAATTACTACGACCGGCAGGCTAAACAGCTGCAGCAATTGGCAGCTATGCGGATGATGCTAGCTCGGCAGGGCCAACAGGCTGCCGGGCCGATGGATATTGCCCGCAGTGTCGCTAGTCGTGGAAAATCGCATTGGGCATATAGCACAGGTCCCTCTACTCCTGCTAAGGTAGAACACAAGAAGCATGGATTTGCAGGATTCCTGGACAAGATTCCGTGGGCTATCGCGCCAGGTACTCAGTTGGCATCAGAAGCCTTGGATACTTCTCCCGGGCGTGCTATTATTGATCTGCTTAGTCGCGGAACTTACGCTTCTGCTAACGCTCAACTAGAGACCGAGCGGATGCGTCTTGAAGGTAAAGACGTAGATAGCATGCTGGGTTTTGGCAACATGGAGCATAACGAGCGCCAGCTTAAGGCTATGTGGGCTGGTCTGACTGGTAAAGAGAAAACAACCTATTCAGACGTAGAGCGCTTCAAGGATCCGACTGCAGGCAACCTCGAAGTAGCAGGTAAGGGCCTAGCTAAGGATATCTTTTTAGACCCTACTACCTATCTCCCTGTAGCGGGTGCAATTGGCGCCATAGGCAAAATTGGACGCGCTAGCAAAGTAGTTAAGCCCTTGGAAGTTGCTGTTGAAACTGCTTCTAAGGGTGAGCCGGTAGCTTCTAATCAGGCTAGTATGATTGAGAAGCTGCTCAACAGTCAGCCTAATACTCTCCCTAAGCACACACCTATTGAAATTACTCCGTCTCAGGTAATCGATACTGCTGAGATGGATAAGATCACGGGCACGCTTAAGAATGTTCCAGTGCGGAAGTACGATGACCTGGATATTCCCGCTCCGTTTAAGACGGTAGAGGAAGAAGTTCCCGCTACAGCAGGCGAGAAAACTGAGGCACAAAAGGATAGGCTAGCTCGGGCACGGGCTATTAAGGCGACTATTCTACAGGATGAAAGCTATAAGATCGGCAAGTACCCTGTAGGACAGATGCTTAAGGCTGCCCAGAAAAATCCTGAGACAGCTAAGCATGTCGATAAGCTTATCAACGATCACGTTAAGGAAGTACTCAAGTCTGGTGACACGAGTGCTCTACCTGAGCGTGCTCAGCTATACGGTCGGTCCGGTGAGAAGGCTGCATTTGGTCTTGATCTAGACGCCCTCACTAACCTTATGCGCCATGGTGAGGTAGGCGGTACTGCTAAGTATGGTGAAGAGGGGTCTGACGAATTCCTTAAGCAGTTCCCTCTTCACGATAAGGATGACCTAGACAACGTAGTCCTAAACAACGCCCGAGGCGAGAAGGTTAGCCTAAAGCAGTACGTTGAAGAACTGGGTGTAGCGCTTAAGTCTGTTAGCCAGGAAGGTAAGTCTATTGCATTCGGGGGAGTTAAATTCCCCGAATTCAACGTGCCTGCTAAGACGGTCACAGCCGCGAAGAAAACTACCAAATCGGTTAAGTACGACAATGCTGCTATGATTAATTGGGCGGCTGCCCACCAGGGCAAGCTAGACGCTGAGGACCTAAAACGACTACATGATGCTAAGACTCCGGCAGAATACGCTAGTATTCTCAAGGAGATGGCAGTAGCTACTAGGGCTCAAGAATTCAAGTCGATTGCTGACTTTGTAGCTGCGGCTCAGGGTACTAACAAGGTAGACCCGAAATGGCTAGCTAGTACCCTTAAGCAGTTCGGTGTTAAGAGTCCTGCTGAGCTAAAGGCTAAGGTAGACAAGCTTCTTAAGGGCGTTAAGCCTAAGGAAACTACACCTGGCTTAGTAGAGGGCAAGGTACCTGTACCCAATAGGGTTGAGCGTATTCTAGGCCCTGTAGCGGCAGATGACTTCGGTACACCAGTTAAGACGGCAGAGGAGCTAATCGACAACGGCACGACTATTAGCTACACCCTGCCTAAATTAACTGAGGACCAGCTTAAGGATCTGTCTAGTGCTCTGCCAAAGTCTGTAATTGAGAACTTGGTAGACCCTGCGGATGTTAGCAAGTATCCGTGGATGACAGACTTTAAAAAGGCTAAGCGTACTTCTTCTACACCAGGTGAAGGTCGTGCACGTAACATCCATGGTTGGCATCAGTATAGCCAAATGGCTATCTTTAAAGATGTCATGCGTTCGGCTGCTAAGCGTCATCCTGTACCCCGTAACCTCAAGGGTAAGGAAGCTGCCACCGCATTCAAAGCTCGGTCTGTTGCGCTGTACGACGAGATCATGCCGACACTGGCTGCAGCAGAAACTGCACTACGTCGTGAAGGCGTTAAGTTAATCACAGGTACCGATAACGCCGGTGTGATGCTAAGCCTGAGCGATGTACTACAGTCACTGCCTCGTGAGCTAGTAGAAAAGCACCTGTTCAACCCTCGTACGTCTGTACTCCCCACAGATTTCTTGCAGGCTGGGGATAACATCGTACGTGCGCTGACTGGACAGATTGGCTATGATGTAGCGCGAAGCAACATCTATAACATGTTCCGCACTAGCGCTAAGATCAAGGCTATTAAGAACGCTAAGTACGCGGACAATATCGCTACACAGCTGACTGAATCTATTGTAGATAACTCAGACGTTATCCTACAGCGAGTCGAAGTTAACTATGCTCGCATCGGGATGGAGACAGGTAAAGCTGTCCAGTCCATGACAGATGACGTCATCAAGAATGTAGTGACTAAGTACGCAGACCCGAATGTCTCTATTGGTGAGGCGCTCGGGGACTTTGCTATGCGCGATAGCGCTATCTCTGCTAACGGCCGGGCCGTTAAGGCGCCTACCGAAGCTTATTCAGCAGCTAAGGATATGGCCGATGTCCAGCTAGCTAGTGTCTTTAAGCCCGGAGACTTTGCTGAGTCGAAGTCGGCGAACGACATGCTCAAGGCTACGTCGGAAACAGAAGCTGCTAAGATCGGAGTAAAGCAGTCCGCTTCACGTAGTGCAGAAGCGTTGGACAGCATTACTCCCACCGTAGACTTGGGTGACAGGTTTAACGCCCAGCTCCAAGGGAATCTGTTCCGGGCTAATGTTCCTTTGTTAGACAAAGTATACTCTATGCAAGATGCTCTCGGCCGGGCGTTCGTAGCGAGCTACGGGCACGAGGCATTGCATGAAGCTTTGCGAGTTGAGCGATCTGTCACCCAAGATTTTTCCCGAATGCACCGTGGACTTATTGCTCAGCTCCACGACAGTATTCAAAAGGCAGTTGGTCCCAATGCAGCAGCGCATACTCAAGAAGCTTTCAGACATTTGCAGTCGGGTATTACCCCGGCTGACCCACAAATGCAGCTCACAATGCGCGGTCTGCAGTCAAGTCTCGACCTTACTTTTGGTAGTAGCGCTAGTGGTCTGGGGAGTTTTGCTCAGCGAAATGGCATTTTTCCCGCACACCTAAACGAAGTTATGGACTACTACAAGGTGCCGAAGCAGTACCGCTTTGACACCAGTAAGAACTGGGCTGAGCAAGCAGACGAATGGAAGCGTTGGGAAGATGTTGACGATCCCCTATCTGTACTTGACGGAGTGCACGCGTCAATGCAGCGGGCTAGCGTTGAAGTTAGTCTTGGACGTGACTTTAGTCAGCAGTTCGGTTCTACTTCTCCTCAGCCCGGTTATGTAAAGATTAAGAACAGCGGCAATAAGTCTAAGATTGCACGCTTTATCGATCAGGACAGGTACTACCCTGCTCATATTGCAGAGCAAATGACCTACCTGGATAAGGTGCTCGATGGCTCGCTGGGTCGCATCAAAAACCCGAATGCTGCTGAAACTATTCGTGCTTATGATAGTATTATTCATGCCTGGAAGTCTGGCCTTACTATCTATCGTCCAGGGCACCATATCCGTAACCTTATTGGTGACGTTACTCTATCTTTCTTTGATGGCGTTACTAATCCTAATGTGTACTATAAAGCTAACCGAATCCTATCTGGGCGATCGAAGGCATACGAAGGATGGGATGGACTAAAGGCGCTACAGGAAGGAACACAGCACCCTGGTGTGGCCTCAGGATCTGAGCGAATCAGGGTTAAGATCGGCGGGAAAAAGAAATCCTTTACCGACGATCAGATTTGGCGTGCTGCTTTCGACCAAGGCATCATTCCAGATTACCGTACCCTAGAGGACATTGCATTTAACAATGCTCAGGGTATGGGCGCTAAGTCTAATAAGGTTAGCGTTATGCGTCCCCTTGGGGGTCGTGGCCAGAAGCTAGCTGGTGGTCTTAGCCAGAGTCGTGACCACTGGGTACGTATTGCTCACTTCGTAGACGTATTAGAAAAGGGTCACTTTAAGAACCTGGAAGAAGCCTTCGGTACAGCGGGACAGCGTGTCCGTAAATGGCACCCTGATGGCTCTGACTTGACTAACTTTGAGAATAAGGTAGCTCGTCGAACCTTCATGTTCTACAGCTGGATGCGCAAGGCTATTCCTCTAGTAGTAGAGACTCTAGTAATGCGTCCTGGGCGGGCTATGGTGTTCCCTAAGACCATGTATGCGTTCGCTGAGGCAAATGGTGTTGACCTGGATTCGTTGGGGAACCCGTTCCCTGTGGATCAATTGTTTCCAGAATTCATCACCGACCAAGTTATCGGACCACAGTTTGGAGAGGCCGGAGATTACGGCGGGATCAACCCGGGTGAACCTATTACAGAAATGCTAAGCCAGTGGGGTTCATCCGACCCTCAGCATGGACTAGGCGGATCTCTCAGCCCTGTAGCGAGGATTCCTATTGAGCTTTACACTAATAAGAACCTGGGTACAGGTAGTGAGATTCAGGACAAGACAGACTATGTTGACAGTCAGATCCCTGGATTGGGATATCTCTCTAAAATTACTGGTCATTCCGTTACTGGCCTTGGCCAACCCACTAGCGATATCAACCGTGGGCTAGAGGAGCCTGGGTTTAATGACCAGGCACTAGTTAACTTCTTGACGGGTATTGGTGTTAGGGACTACAGTAAGAAAAACTACATCAAGCGGGCCCAGCTAGAGAAGCGGGACGAGTACAGGAGAGGCAATGGCTGAGGCATATGACGCCGCTCTGCGTCGAAGGCTGGGTCTAATCAACGACTGGGGTTCTAGCACCACCGATATGTATCAGCAGCATGCCCGAGCTAATGCACCTAGCTGGGCTAGTAATGCTATGGGTGCTGGTGGCCCTGCTATGCGTCAGCCTGCTATGGGGGGTAGTGGTAGCAGCTATGCTGGACCACGAGGTAATCAGGCTGCCCTTAGAGCCTTCGGGCAAATGCTCCAAAAGCGTGGTTTCAAGATCAGTGAGAACTCGTTCTTCAACGGTGGACACCGCATTGGTAGTGGCCACGTTAAAGGTTCCAAGCACTATGCTGACAGGGCTATTGACGTCAACTTTGCACCAGGTACGTCAAAGCGCGAACAGCAGGCTCTCGATGCTATTGTCGGTCTAGCTGCACAGTACGGGCTACGTAGTATTTGGCGTAAGCCTAACCACTTTAACCACGCTCACTTCGACTACTAAAATGAGGCGGTGCAACGGTGGCTGAAGCATATGATGCGGCGCTTCGTCGCCGTTTAGACCTCATTAACCAGTGGGGAAATGAGGCTAATGGTTATGCGGCTCAACGAGCTTCTGCAAGACGGGCCATCCAATCGCAGCAGCCTTATATGGGAGAGCCAACTTCGTACTCTCTCCAAGGTGCGGCGAAGGGTGATACTTTCGATAATTTCCTACATGCTATTGCTAAGCGTGAATCTGGTGGACGTTATTCTGCGGTAAACAGAGACTCCGGTGCACTGGGTAAGTACCAGATTATGCCTGGTAACATTCCTCAGTGGTCACGGGAAGCACTAGGGAAATCTGTCTCTACAAGTACTTTCCTGCACACACCAGCGCTACAGGAGAAGATTGCTCAGTATAAGCTTCAACAGTATTACCGAAAGTATGGCGCACAAGGTGCTGCGGTTGCCTGGTATGCAGGTCCCGGAACAGCAAATAAATATCTAAGGGCTGGGGGTCGAGGATACAATGCTCCTCAGGGTAAGTACTCTTCAATCTCTGCATATGCCCTAGGTATTTTAAGAGATATGGGACTCAGGTGAATCGTGACGCAAACACCGGGTTGGTTTGTACTCTTTCGAGACCTGGTGACTCTGGGGCTGGGAGTATTCATCATAGTACACCAGACCTTGCACAACAGCCAGAACTATCCCCTATTAGGGGTAGCCTCTATATTGCTAGGGGTTCCCGGAGCGGCCAATATCCTATGGGCTCTACGTACAGGACCACCGTTACCTTCATCTCAATCTTCGGATGCCTCTTTGGAATCATCCTCACCTTAGGGACATTTATCCGGTGACTGCATCGCGTAAATATGTACACAGATTGACATACGTAGTCCTAGTATCTTACGTGGGATTAGTACTGCTAGTCGGGGGATTATTTGTATACATAGGTTACGCGATCAATGAGAATAACAAGAAGACGTGTAGGCTGTATGAACTGATTTATCAGCCTAGGCCAGATACCCCTATCCCAGATCCTGAAACACGAGCAGGTGAGGCCCGCGCTGAGATTGGCAAATTGATTAATGAATACGACTGTAGGGAAAAATAATGGAATCCGATACCGCCACACCAGACTTTGTAAAGCTGGGTACTAAGGCACGTAAGCTAGCTGTAGCGCTAGTAGGTGCTTTAGTTCAGGTAGTCCAGATGAACGTACTTCCAGAGAAGTATGAGGCCTGGGCAACGGGCATCGTGGCCTTCTTGACGGCCGTCGGCGTGTACGCCGTACCGAATGAGGACCGCTTCTAGATTGACTTCAGCCTGAACGCCTGCCATCATGGTATGCATGGACGAACCTTTGTCTCATGCGATGCGATGGCAGGCGTTCGGCGTCTGTGCGTCCACGTATGTCCGGACACGTGCCTATGCGGCACTAGATACGGTATTTTTTGGGGATATTGGGCGCCCCAGAATCAATAAACTTTCTGACCAGTACTGCTTAGAGTGTCCTGTGAAGCAACTTTGCTTAGAGGATGCTCTAGTTCATGATGAGCAGTATGGAGTATGGGGAGGTCTTAATACAGACCAGCGCAAAGATTTTGCCGCCATCAATGAGGATCTAATCAAGTCTTTGATCCGTCGAGCTATTGAAGAAAATTGGCTTCAGGAAAATCGTATTCAAACAAAAAGGGTTTTGGGCTGGGTGTGGAAGATTCAGCGGGAGATTCATCTTGAACGGGAAGCGGCGAAGGCTGCACTGAGTCCGCCAGTTCCTGTTCAGTTACTCCCAGACTATGAAAGCTTTCCACAATTCGCTTTGCATATGGAAGCATCGTAGCAATTACCTCGGGCGGGATGACAATCGGTGGCTCCCCACCCCACCTCTCTTCGGGCGACTTGTTAGAGTTCCATTTAATTCCCGTAGTGTACTCAAAATCTTTAATGCGACACAGATCAGAACAATAAGCAACTGACTGATAATTAGCACCGAAGGGCTGACCACATGCGGCTCTCTTGCATATCCGATAAGTAAAGTCACCTGGACGCCGTACAGAGGCAAGTACTCCTTCCAGTTTCTCAGACTCGGTAACTGCGGCATTGTTAACGTAGCTCTTAGTTTCTTGAACATCTACCTTAACCCCATGCTGCTCAAGTAATTTCGCGAGATTCGCTAAGGCGCGCTCTTGCTTTTTGGCGTTCTTCAACATCCATCTCCAATACGGTCTTCATAATCCCCTCATCGATAAGATGCCTAGCGCCGTGTAGGTATGCTGCGATGTGGTGGGAATTAGCGTGATCTCCGGGCATCTTAATACCAGTATGCTTTTGCGTGGCAGGGAGAATAGTCGGTGGCTGAGGTACCATCAATAGGCTGTAGCGTAAGCACCAACTTCGGATATAGCCGATGCACTGCACCGTGGGAAGCTTGTTCTTTTTACGCCCTAGTGTTGCCGCTACACGGTGGGGCAATTGTTTGTATTCCTCGTAAATTACAGCCGTCAGAGCCTGACGAGGGATCTCTTCAAGCCACTGTGGAAAAGAATCTAGATTCCGAATAATGCCGAGGTCTAATACCTCACCCCGATTATTAAATTTACACCATCCAGGTTCAGGCCCCGGGTCGAATGACATGTACACAGTTTTCTCTGCTTTCCCCGTAGATAGTTCGGTGCGTAGCGCAAGGCCAAGCTGTGTGGCATTCAGCGCATACGTGCTTTAATTCCCTGTGATCAATACCTTCATGGAAGGAGTCAATTTCAGCAATGATTTCTTCTGCTAATTGACCTGGGGGTTTCTCCAACTTAGCTAATTCTCCTGTTACTGCGGCACTGGGATCAGGTTTAGGACGCCTTCTAGGAAGGTCCATGTCCAGAAAGCTAGGCTCACTAAATAGAACACTGTCAGAAAAATCCATTTGGTTACTTGTTCTCCTCTGCCAAGATTTGCAGTCCGCGAAATACTTCTTTCTCGTCCTGTTCTTGTCTCCTCAAGTCTCCATTGCAAATAGCGCACCACATCATTTCGTGCGTTTCGCAGGGCCTGTACATAAGTTCTTCGTCCATAGGTTGCATGTTCACTTAGCCCAACTGTGCACGTCGACTTTAAACTTAACTCCAAAGTCTCCGGTAGGATTGGCTTCGGAAGCTGGTCCTCGTACGTCTTCCATAATCTCTTTGATCTGTGGCTTATATACATCTACCAAATCTTCTCTTACCTCGAATACCAGTGAGTCGTGGACCTGCATGAGTAAGCGGCAATCTTCGTTATCAATCTGATCAAACGCCCTGTGCATAGCGAACTCGACAATATCGGCGGCGCCGCCCTGCATGACTGAGTTGAATGCCTTATGCGCCTCAGTCTTAGGGAATGCGAAATGCCTGTAGCGGCCTGACCAGAGCGGAACTTTCTTCTTTCGCTTCGCTACAGCTGCGACATGGTCAGACGTCTTCTTCATATTAGCGTACGTAGCTTCGAAGTTTTGCTTCTGTTCTAGTGCCTTAGCATACGGGATACGGAACACGTGCTCTAGACGTTTGACTCCACCACCGTACTGAATGGTGTACGTCTTAGTCTTGGTTCGGTACCGACCCTCTTCGGTGAACTCGCCCTCTAGCTGCTTAGTCATTTCTGTGAAGACGTCACGACTATCATCATTGAAGATTTCTAGTAGGCGCATTTCGCCAGCATACGCAGCGCCAAGCCGAAATTCCAATTGGGAATAGTCACCTTCCAGAAGGACATATCCTGGTTTGCCAACGAAAGATCGCTTAACGTTACGTGACCAGTCTTTATTAGACTGTCGAGGAATTTGTTGTAGGTTGGGGTCGCTACTGCTAAGACGCCCTGTCTTTGTTCGGTGTTGATTGTAACTAGTACGCAGCCGTCCATCTGGCGAAAGCTTATCAAGATAGGCTCGATAACAACTACTTGTTGCTTTTTGGTATCCCCGATACTCCCGGACGTACGCGGCCGTAGGATCATCAACAAGCTCAAGCATTTCGTCATAGATTTCCATTGCCTCTTTGTCGAAGGACGGTGCTCCATTGGGTGTGACTTTAACTACGGGTAGGCCAAGCTCATCAATAAGAAGTTTCTTAAGACCAAGAGGACTGCCCGGATTGATGCCCAGTGCTTCTGTAATCTCATCCATGATGTGAACACCGATAGAGTATTCACGCTCACATAGTTCTGTGTTTACAAGAACACCCCTACGCTTCATCTCTAACAGGATGCGTAGGGTTTTTTGCTTTTGTGGCCACACCCTATCGAAGAGCTTCTCAGCCTCCATGAGAGGCTTCATCTTAAGTGCTAGCTCAAGGTGCAGAATAGCATCCTGTCGCGCGTATGTATAGATGTTTTCTGCTGCTTGGTACTTCCAAGTATTAGCCGGAGGTTTTTCAATTTTCTGGATATCGAGATACATCTTGGCACAGGTGTCTAGCGACTTACTAAACGGTTGGTTCTCATTAATTAGCTGAGACCATACTAACGTGTCCCAAAGTTCCCCTTCATAGTCAACTCCCGCGAGAGATCGGAACGCTTGAAGGTCGTACTGCCCATTATGTGTAGTCGTAGGCTTCCCAGAGGCCGCCCGAGCAACCATAGTATCTCTGAAAGCCTCGAGAGATCTATGCTCGAGATTGACGCCGAAGTTGTGTTTAAAAGGGAGGTAATGAGCGACCCTTCCCAGGTGCGGATGGTAATACGCAAGAGATGTCCCGTAAATGAAGTCTCTACCGTCGTAAATATGCAGACCGGTACCTTCATAGTCATTTCCTAGTACCTCGGCCTCTTCTGCTCCTTTAAGAAAGTCACTCAATGGCAAGAAAGGATGCCGCGGGTCCTCCGTCAGTACTTGATTGAAGTCCACTAAACTTTTGTTCCTTGTCGTCCGGGTTAGCTGTCTGGGTGAAGTGTAGAGTTTCTGTCCTACTCACGTGGATAATAGGCCTCACCCTTGCATGACGGTTTTTAAGCTCTCTAATTTCAATTGGCCCGTTATCTTCTCCTTGCCACAAATGGAGCACAGCGTCGGGTTCTGCTGTGATGTAGACACTTCCGTATACATCGGACAAATCGCGGGGCCGCTTGTTGCCTTCCGTGGCTTTACGATCGTGATGGACAAGAAAGATATAGATGCCGTATCGTTCCCTAATCTCGGCAAGATAACGGTAGACCCCGCGAATCTCATCTTTACTCATTTCCCCCAGGTAGATCTTCTGTAGCGAGTCGATGTATAATGCTTGAGGCATCTCTGCCTCGATAATACTTTCGAGTCCCTTACGAGACTCGGGTCTCATTAAGTCAATTGCTTGGCCATGGGGGAACAGCCTTAGATTCCTCTGTAGAGTTTCCTGCTGCTCATCTGTATACTGCCCAGACATTGAATCAACGAAGTGCTTTAGTGACGCCAAGTTCATTTCTAGCGACGCGTACAGTACCTTGTGCATTTGCGCTGGCTCCCAGTGTAGCATCGGGATGTTTAACGCGCATGCCATTGCTAATCCCAGAGAGAACTGGGTCTTACCTTTA